TTCATGATGTCTTGCAAACCTTTGGCTATTCCCTTGAATCCGGTCATGGCTTTTAATCGATGATCCAGTTCCTGAAACTTACTGCCTGATTCAATAACCTTGGCCCCTAAATCAATCACAGAGGATGTGATCTTAGTTACCAGATTGATTGCCCCATCAAAGATCTTGCTGAATGCACTAGTGAAGAATCCTATGCCTAGCATATCGGTGATTTTCATACCACCACTGGATGATGCACCCTTAGATTTTTGCCCACCACCTGCATTAATTTTGTTAGCTTTATCGGTAGCATCCATCAATTTTCTAGTGGAATCCGCTGCTAGATTATTAGCCTTATTGAATCCACTGGTTTTTGATGCTGCTGAATCCATCGCAGATGTGAAACTGGATAGGTCTGCTGTAACACTTAGACTGGCTCGTCCTAAAGATGTATCTGCCATGTCTAAGTCCTTTTTTTGGTAACTAACCCACCTAACATTGCTGCCAACTGTGCTGGGGTTTGTTTCTGCTCTGCTCTCTCACCTAACCAGTCAGGAATAAAATCAGATAGCTTGTGTTTGCTGGTGCTGGTGCAAGCCACTTGAGTATGCTGAACGGATCCAGCTAAGAAATCTAACCTTGCATCCCCTATGGGTTCGATGCGGGAGAAAGCCACCCACTCCATGAGTTCAGAGTGGCTCATCTCTTGCTCGATCTCACTGACCATCTTTTTCAGATGTCCGGCTAGCCTAAATAGAAACAATCTAGATGGGCTGTCCCTTAGTTTTTTTCCGCTTCCTCAGTTGCACCTGCACCAATACGATTGATTTTCAAGATCGCATCAAAGATCTTTTCCAAGATCGTCGCAGGTAACACATTTACTTCTGCAATGTCTGCTTCAGTGAATAGCGGTTTTCCTAATTCATCGCAGCACCCCTTGATTAGCATCCGTGCCCGCAAGTTGTCAGGGGTTTTACCCTTAGTTCGTGCTGCGTTGAATTCGTTGTCGATGCTGTCTCGTTCACCTACTGTCAGACTTCTGACCCAGACAGTTCCTTCCCACTCGGGTACTAAAACTTCCTGCCTGGGCAGGTTGTCTTTTTTAGCAAGGATCTGTGATCGCGATAAAGCCATAACAAAAGACTCCTATTAATCTGGGTAAACAACACCTGATGCTTTAACAGTAAAACTTGCCTTAATTAAGTCATCACCCACAGCAATAGAGCTAACACCCCTAGAGGTGATGAAACCTTTAACGGAAATGCCTAAGCTGATCGGTGCAGGAATGGCAATCGCAAAGGTACTTTCTGCAACAGGCCTAGCTGCAGCAAGTGCATTTAAGGCACCAAAATTTGCTGAGGTCAAGTTCACTTCAAAGGACATTTCACCAGGATCTTCCCAGCCAGCAATGAAGGTGTGAATTTGATTCGCTGTGGTCAGGTTGCTGGTCTGGATGGAAGAGGTTTTTGCTTGTGGTGGAGTAATGGATATTACTTCAGCTACAATTGACCCAACAGTAAGGGTAACCCCATAAGTTCCTTGTACTTCAATTGTCATGTCTTAGCCTCCAAAAAAGTCGGTTGTTGCTTCCGTAAACACAATAACTAGATCCACACTCGCAGTATGAATCCCAGTATCTTTTCCTGATTCAATATCCCATCCATTCGATTCAGATTCTAATCTGACCTGATGGATAAAAGTGGTGCCCCAGTTTCCTTGGAAACCATTAAATCTAAGTCTAACTTGTTCAATGATGGATTCGCAAATCATACGGCTTGGTGCATATATGTCGATCTGGAACCTTGCGACACAGACCCCAGATGCGCCCCTAAGGTGCATTTCTCGGGTGGTGTCAATCTTGGAATAAACCATGAAGGGGTAATCGCATTTCTGCGGTGCGGTATCGGGATAGATCCGAGTTCCAACCAGACTGGTGATCGTTGCCTGATCATTTATGTAGGTGTACAAATCAGATTCAATCATTTCTTTACCCCTATTTTAGAGATAATTTCTTTCATCTTCTCAGCAAACCGATTAAAGATCTGAGATCCCACCGCATCCAGTGCGGGCTTCATGAAGGGTTTTGCTTTTGCTCCTGGATGCATCCAGCTTTTAAATCTGCCAGGCATAATTGGACCCACAAAACTTTTTCGCTTTTCCTTACCTCTAGGGCTGACCTTGTGTGGTGCAGCTCCTCTTTCAACAAGATGAGCATATCGAAATGGCTCAATCTTAAGACCATTTTTTAATGTGATGGATGTACTGAACTTTGGACCTACTAGTCCTAGTATTTTCTTTTTGTTTCCCCTGCCAAACTTTTTAGCTTTCACGGCTATTGCTTTTCTTAATAGGCCGGTCCTGCCGTCTTTATTTTTATTTGACCTCAGCCTTGGTGCGTTGGCCTTTACTTGTTTTTGCAGGGGTTGCAGAGCATAGCGCATAGCCGAAACCAGCTTAGTATCAGACTTACCACCAGTTAATTCCTTGAATTTGGATATTAACTGATCTAGTCCTTCTATCTTGACTTGACCTTTTTTAAAAAGTATGGATTTGTCTAGCTTACTCATGGCACCTCCACTGCATCAACTAGCCATGTTTTTTTTAGCTCGTTTTCGTTTATCAATCCAAGGATATTAAAAATCCTAGATCCCATCTTGAGCCTGTTTGCGCTGGTCAACCCTGCAAAATACCTAAGGGTTATTCGGTGGGTAGTTTCTGGCCTGACTGTTTTCGTAAAGTATAATTCGCGCGCTGTTAAAGGGAGGATCTGTGCCCAGGCTGATTGCGTTGTGCCCCATGAAATCGTAGGCTGCCCCATGGCATCAGGCGAGCTGGTAACCTCTTGGATTTCCACTCGGTGTCTCATCGGGCCACTTCTCAATGGTAGACTCCTGATGAGTATTGAAGGATGATCGACTCAACTGCCAAAGGTGTTTCTGTCAGGCTTCCAGTAGTCACTGCTTCTCTGTTTTCGTAAAGATGCGAGACATAAAAGAGGATGCCAGCCTTGAGCAATTTAGGTACTGCGCCATTAGCAAAACCTGCAGTGTAATTAACCCTAACTGAGTTTGTTATCTTTGCGGTGGTGGGCCATGCTGCCCCATTGCTGGTGGTGATCCTTGCAGGACTGCTAATCAGATCCACCCGATAAGATCCCAAAGCTTGTTCCACCAAAGCGGTGTCGGTGTAGGCTACACTCTCTACAGAACTAACTGGGCCAGTAAGATAGATGCATCCATCGAACGGATAGTACTTGGTTTGGAATGGGTAGTTGATGTTGCTAGTTACAGTGAGGTTGGGAACTGTCACTGGGAAACTGTCCAGGGCTAACTGCACTGTTTTAGATGCAATGTGAATCTGGCAAGCGTTTTCAAAGTATTGTCGTGCTGCGCCAATGCACAAACCTATTAGGGTATCATCGAAAGACCCATCAATCCTTAGATGACTTTTTGCTTCTTCCAGGCTGACTGGTTCTTGGCTGGGTTGAGAAACCACCAGTGACGATCCCAGTAGTTGCATCTCTCACCTCAGGGTTAACTTTGGAATTGGCTTTCTCGAACACCACTGGGGGTGATGCAGGGCTGGCATAACCAATCCTGCACCACTCAGCAGCGACATCATCAGGGATATCAGTTATCTGGTTGACAGCTAAGCCACGGCCTAGGCCAACCAGATTTTTTAATATTTTTACTAGCATTAAGAAGCCGCCATCTTAAGGTGCTTAAGTGGGTTCTGTGCGGTTGCGTTAGCAGCCAACAACAAACCACCAGACCTATGGATAGCTACCCAACCAATCTGACCTGAAGTTGCATAGGTTTCAGACTGACGGATGATCGTCAGACCACCATCACCTGCAACATCACGCACTAGGTAGGATGAGAAGTCACCAAACAACAGCACTTTGTTGCCTGCAGCAAGGGTGCTGGCCATGTGCTGATTGATTACCACAGGATAACCCATGATAGTCGGCACTCGGCCATCAGCTTGGTTATAGTTGTTTGACAAAACAGGGTGACCATCTGCACCACGCAGCTTGGAAAGCGAGCTTAACACTGAACTGTGGCACATGAATGCACAGCCAGTGGACTGCTTATAAGCTGGATCAAGACTGAAGAAGAGATCTAGCACTTCATCGATCGTGATTGCGTTAGTTGCTACGCAGGTGGCCCCTGCATAACTTCCTACAACGACCCCCTGGGGCTGACCACTGCCAGTTCCTATTGTGAAAAAATCTTCCTCTGCTCGGCCGATTCTTACCCCTGCGGACTCTGCAACAAGTGATTCCACATCGATCAAGGAATCTTGCAAAAGTTCGTAAGAGGTCAGGATCTGACCCGATGAAAACTTATAAACTGTGGAGGTTTTGGAACTGAAAGCTAAAGCTGTTTCAGTGATCGAACCATTTTCAGAAATGATGGTTCCAGCATTACTAGTGTCATCAAGGCATGGCATAGAGATGTTGCTACCATTGCTGGTTTGCAAAATCTTAGCGATCTGACGCACACCATTATAATCCTTGAGTGCTGATGTCAAAGTGCCGTAGAAAGTAGGATTAATCAAAGCACCACCGATGCTGGTGGAACCAATACCCTGGGCACGATCTTCAGACATGCCTTCAATGTTGATCGAGTTTGAATTCAAATCAAACCCAATGTCATTAGCTGCCTTGGCGAATTCAGATCTGAATCCCCTGGTGCCCTTGAGCATCCAGCCACGGATCGCATCACTACGATTTCTGGAAGATTTTTTATCACCTAGATCAGTAACAAAATTGGCTGCACCTTGAAGGGGTGCTGATTTGCGGGTGGATCGTTTGATGAGTTCCAGCTTAGCTGAATTCTGTTCTGCTGATACAGGTGCAGGAGCTGCGTCTGCGCTAGCGTCTTGTGACATTTCATCCTCCAGTTTTTTTACTCGTTCATCGATTCCAGATACTTGGGTGACAATTCCGTCAAATGCGGTTTGTTCTTCTGGTGTGAGGTTGCGCTTGGAAAGTTCCTCAAGCTTGGTAACCAGTTCAACTCGGTCAGATGCGAGCTTTCGCAAATCGGCTATAGCCATGTTCAAATCCCCTATAAAAATTGTTTGGTGGCTGCATACGCAGTGGCACCGATCCAGAATGCTCTGGGGCCACCATGCGTAAAAACTGCAGGGCTGACCAATTTTCACATGGGTTGGGAATCTGTCAAATCGTAGGGAATGAAACGAAAAAAGCCCTTAGGGATTAGCTAGGGGCTAGAGGTGGATGGGAGTTTACTTTTTAAATTTGTAACTGGCAACCGTACTGCACAATGCAAACTTGACAGCTATGGTCTTGTTGGGCAGGTTATACTTTTCCATGATCTGCTTGATTAGTTCGTGATCGTTTTCTGTTAACCGAAATGATGTCCTAGGGGTATTACCCTTGGGTTCTAGTTTCATTATTAGTGAACTCCTCATAACCTTCTACCCATTGATCATGACCCCAAACCACATCAGCATAAGGGTTGTCTGACAACTTTTCACCCTGCTTTGCAGCTTCATAACCTGTGTGCCAAGCTTCCGACTTGTCGTGATAATTAATAATCTCATCATGATAGTGATCTTTCATGCTACTCATTTTTCTATTCCTTTTTGTTTGGCTAACCGAATTGGTTAACCTTATACACTCATTATGCATACTGTCGTGACAATGTCAAGACATCTTGGGAAGATTTATTATCTTAACCAAGAAATATTACTTTTAAGGTAAACATAAACTGGGGACAATATAAGAAAGACAATAAACCCTGCAATGAATATCAGAACCACCCGAATACACAATCCAATTAAATGACCCATGTTTTGTGGTGGTGCAGGTTCCTTATTCTTATTAGCAATAGTCGCATAGATTACATGCAGGGGTATGGTTATGAATAAACCAAAAACGCCACACATTAACGCTAGAAAGTGCAGCACAATAAAAACAGCATGACCCATGGTTCCATCCTCCAGTGAGAGTAATGAAACCATGGTAGCAGATGCTTTTTGCGATACCTAGATTATTTAAACTTTATAACTCTTACTAAATTCATTCGTCTCTGGACTTCCAGATCTTTTTCCAGCTCTAGTTCTTGATAGTATTGCAGGGATCTCAGCCCTATCTCAGTATTCAGGTAGGCAGGGTAGGTGACTGCTGACACATCATGAAGATCCACATCGAGCAGGGTTCTGATGTTGCTATCCCCCTCTTTATCCCAGCTATCTTTTTTCGTGACAAAAGCGAATGACATCTGGGTAACATCACCTCTACTCATCGAGATCATGAGATCCCTTGCATAGCTGGTGTCAGGTGGGGTAATCTCTACCAGTAACCCTTCAGAATCAACTGAAAGATTCAAGGTGCCACTGGTGGACCTACCTAGGATTAGGTTTTGATCATGGTTAATCAAAGCCCGCACATCAGCATTCCCTGCTAATGATCGGGTGAAAGCCTTAGGATCAATCTGTTCAAGGAATCCACCTAGATCCTGAGACCTATTAGGACTGAACTTGGCGGCATAACCCACCAGTTTCTTCCCATCCGCTTCAACTCGGAACTCTGCGGTGTATCTTGTTTCTAGTTTAACCATGATGTTTTCTCCCAGTTAGCTTTGGTTTCAATCCAGTTTTCTAATTTAGCATCGGCCAGAAGTTTTAGGTTCCTTGGTGTTGCTGATCCAGCTAAGTCCAGCCATTCAGCCTTAAGGCATTCACAATGATCTGCAGCAGCTCGGACACCACCACCCGATTCTGGCTGAATGAATTCCATCACAGGTTCAAGGATGATTTGGACCCTCTCCTGATGTGCTTCCAGAAACTTCTCTAAGGCAGGGATGAATTCCCCTGGCTTATTGGAAATCCTTGCTAGGTGGGATGCTTCAATCTTCCTAATTTGTTTTCGGGCAGCTTCCAACAAC